CTGGCTTTGGAGGAGTCATGTCCTCTAGAACCTCTATGATATTTGTAATCGCTGTTTCGCGTGTGCTCATAGTCTACTACCTTTTAAGGCGTAGATAATGCTGTGCTTCTTTTTCTCTGTTTTCAACTGTGCCAGAGGAATCCAAGTCATATTCTACACCGTCCCTTAAGATTAAATCAAATTCTCTTTCGTATTCTTTGCGATAGTAGTCCATCTTTCTTTCAAAGATGTCACCATCAACTTCAAATTTTGCTAGTTTAGGAAGGATGTGAAAACCTAGTGCTTGGTATACGGCACAAATTGTCCATTGGCTTACAGTGAGTAGATCTTCATTCATTTCTACACTGTTAGCACCTAGATAATTGATGTCATAAACGCCAATCTGTTGTGTAGGCCACCATTTGATTCTGATGTCTCTTACCACGTCAGCGTTTGCTCTTGTGATTTCGTTTGATAAAGTAGGAATTCCGTAGTCCAGGATGTCTGGTTCAAATTCCTGTATGTCACTTATTGTACATAGACTAATAGCCATAATATGGGTCCGCCCCTTTCAATTTATAAACGCAATAGGTCCTTCCCGTTGCTAATATATTTATTCGTATATAGAAAAAGGGCGATGAAAACACCGCCCTTCTCCATGTTTTGCTACTAAAAAGGATTAGTATGCCGCGTCAGTCATAACGCCAATACCGTAGCCTGGGCGTGAACTGTTACCGTCCATTACGCCACCTACGCCAAAAGCAACTGAAGCCGCAATCTCTTCACCACGTAAGTCTGGCTTACGGATAGATTCAATGCGGATGTCACGCTTAAGAACGTATGCTAAAGCATCTGCGTTCATAACACCACCAACAAAAGCGCCTGCTGAATCACCTGTTACAACAGTTGACTCAATGATAGTTACGCCACCAACAACGCCAATTACGCCTTCTCTTAAAGCAGAGTTACCAATGTCACTTAAAGAAGGAACATTAGAATTACCTGCGTTTGAAAGTTGTAATTTTAAGTTGTATGCTTGTTTTGGATGAACCACCATGTAGTATGGTCCTGGTGCTTGTGCTTCACGCAATCTTGAAGCCGCTTCAAAGATAATGTTAGCAGTTAATTCAGTTCCTGATCCGCCAATTTGTGTTGCGAATGTTGGGAAAAGAGCCGCTAAATCTGTGTCAATCTTTTCTGCTAGTGAGTTACCCATTTGACGTCCAAGTGCCGCCGCAACGTCTTCAGTTGCCGCTTCTCTTGCCAAGTCAGTTAGTGTAACCATTACACCTGCTTCTGAACAAGTAATTTCTTTACTTAATGTTGAGTAAGCAGTGTTTGTTAGTGCTGTACCATCAGCAACTGAATCAGATGCGATAGTTGGGAACACTGGAATTTGAGCAGTTAAGCCTGGTGTGCCAGACATATTGATGTTGCGAACTAGTGGACGAATGACTGCTCTTTCATTCATTGTGTACATAGCCGCTTGTACCATATTCGCATATAGCGTACTAGTGGTACTGCTTGTTACTTCATTAGCCATTTTTTATTCTCCTTGGTTAAAATGGAGCAAATTAGAATCTAACACCCTTTGCCTTCATGGCTTCAGCATATTTTTCTCTATGCTTTGGATTGTTCATATCCAACTTGCTAATATCAGTTTCTACCAAATCTTTTTGTTCTCCTACGCCACTTCCAGATCCGCTACCTCTTGGTGTTGGAGCCTTAAAGTGAGGATTGGCTGTGAGAAATTCATTGACTAAATCAGATACTTTCAATGGATCACCATTTTCATTGTATCTAACATTGCCGTTGTCGTCCACTACATCAACAGCACCTGCTTCATTAAGTCTCAATTTGCCTTTTAGCAATTGACTAACCTGTTGTGGGTTAATCGCTTTGGCAGTTGATGCTTCATTAAGCAATGTACCATCTACCTTAATAGAGTGAAGTTCTGATTCGTATGTTTGAATTTTTGAATTGAACTTTTCTGCTTGTTCTTTCAAAAGTTTCTCATACTCACCACGCTTTTCCAACTCTTGGTGTTTGCGTTGTTCTTCTTGCTCTACCAAAGTTTTGTAGTGATCAATATCCACGTTTTCAAATTTCTTATCAAACTTGGCTTTCTCACGTGCTATCCTTTCAGCAACAATACGATTTAAGTCGTCTTGACTGAAAGTCTGTTCTTTGGTTTCATTTACCTGCGTTTCAACCTGTTGTTGCGGAGCAGTCTCCTGTGATTGTACCACTTGTTCTGTGTCTGACATAATGTTCCTCTTTCTAATTGGTTGAGTTCTACCACCTACCTCGCTTGGTAGTAATGTATTATTTAGTCCAGTGTGTGTAAATCACACCAAATTAACGGCGTTTTCTACCACCTCTTGACTTCTTCTTTTTGCCACCACGTGACATTTTTCTTCCACCTCTTGTAGCCATGGTTGTCGCTCCTACTCTTTTGGGTATTGTGCTTCTGATACTACCTGTTGTAATCATTTTGGCCTTCCCAAATAGTTTATGTTATAGTCAGAAATAATTTTGTATCTCTCACTAACAGTATTTATGGACATTGGTTTTCCATAAAAATCGTATATTTCATAGCCTATTCTATCAAATACATCAAACATAAACTCTACATCATATCCATAACGTGTGCTCATTATTTCACTAAATTCAAATATGATATAAGGTTTATATTTGTTAATTGTTTTATAGGCACCTTGTATAACATAAGGTTCATGTCCTTCTACATCTACCTTTATAAAACTTACGTCTTTGATGTTTTGATTGTCTAGTGTATCAACCCTAACATCAAATTTTTCTATGTCACCCTCACTAGTAGTCAACCCACTATGACTTTTATATGTTTTGTTGAAATAAAATGTTTGGTGTGTTTTCTTATCACCCAATGCCATCTCATAGACATTTGTGTATTTTTTACGCAATAGTTTACAGTGGCTTGGCACAGGTTCAAAACAATGAAACCGTTCTTGTGGTATGATGTTTTTTAGTGTTTGAGGATATAGACCAAACTTACAACCAACATCAACAAAAGTGCCACCTTTGTAGTTTTTGATTATAAAATCAAATATCAATTGATCTTTAGACGCCTTCGCCACGTTCATATGCTTCCCAACTTGGATGAACCGTCCACTTTATTTCACGCTTGTCTTCAAGTATTTCTTTTCTGCGTGTTCTACACAGATGATAGATTTCTAACAGGTATGCCCTCGCCCGTATACCTGCCCTCTTGTTCTTTTTGGTTTCAAACTTGAATATGTCCTCGTTATACAAGGACAGCAATTCACGAAGACGTTTCTCCGTTTCGTTTTGCCAAGGTGGTGGTTCATGTATAAACTTACCCATTAGGATCGTTTAATAGGTTAGCCTTGGTCCTTACAATATCTTGTTGATTGATTTCAGGATGCCTATTCAGTATATCTTGATCAGTATAACCTTCCATAATCATTTCTCTGATATGTGCTTCCCTATTTGCCTCTGTTGTTACAGGATGTTCCATTTCTTCTGACACATCCTCGCTCCGTGTTAATTCTTCTAGTTCTTCTGGATTATCTACGATAGTCTCTAGCATACGCTTGTCAATTTCTCTTAACAGCACAGGGTCAGTTGGTTGTGACTCTTTTGCCAGTTTCAACATAGCGATGTCGTTGGCTTTGTCTTGTATTGAGAATGAACGTGGATATTCAATTTCACCATCCCATACAGTGTCTTGATACATACACCAACATCTCATAATTTGTTCTTCTGCCAACTCCATTGATGCCGCAAATGAACTTAATTTTGCTGATAATAATTGGAATTCTGTTTGTAATCCAATGCCTGATAATCTTCTTGATTCTACGCTTCTTATGCCACCCAATGCCGCGGCTCTATCAACACTTTCAATCTTGTGTCTAATTGAGTCTAATAGACTTGCTATGTTCTGTCCATTAGGTTGTAATAGATAAGGCTTTGTGGCATCCGTAATATCGTCTGGAATTTGTATGATAGCACCAGCGCCAGCACTTGCTTCTGTTGAGGCAGTTTTAACCAAACTTGGATGGTTGGTCAGTTTCGTTAACTCAATAATTTCACTGTGTTCCTCATATATGCTTCGCTGTATGTCCGCGATATCGCCTACGGCAGAGATACCTACCCCCCTGATGTTTGAACGTTCAGCATACACACAGGTTGCTGGAATTTTGCCTAGTTCATTTGGAACTTCTGAAATAAGGTTTGCGTTGTTTGGATCGTCTTCACTTACTTCATAGACACTTATCGTTTCAGGAGTATATTCTCTAATGTACTGTTTGGTTCCTACAATTTCTTCTCTTACTTTTAGATAACTCAATGTGTATAATCCATTCAGTTGTCTTTTGTATTCCCAATCCAATACGTTTTCTGGTGTAAAGATGCTGACATAAGGACGAATCTCTTGTGCCAATTCATCTGCTCTTGTTTGCGTAAGGACATTTGGTTTATCTACAATAACCCAAGTGTGTCCATATACCATTGCGTAGGTTGAAACATCTCTCAAAAATGCTTCATAACTTCTACCATCTAGATCCGCATCCTTTAGGAAGGCTTCAAGGCTAGGATCATCTTTAATGTTGCCCCAATTACGATAGATTGGACGTCTGTATAAAAATGAATTGTAGATGCCAACAATTGATTTCACATGGTTGTCCAATGCCACCATTCTTAATCGTTTTTCATAATCACCTGTGCTTTCATAGTAGAAAGGTTCTAGGTGTTTACCTCTATAATAGTCATAGCCTCCTATGTAACTATCACTTAAAAATTCCCATCTTGCGATGTATGTTCTATAGGCTGGGTGGCTGTCTAACACATAGTCTGTGGAAACCACCGTAGAGCCTGGTATCATCAAGTCTCTTACTCTTGGCATCTTATCTCATCCCTCCTGTTGTTCCGCCAAATCCCCATCTTGTAGGTTGTTGTGCGGAGTATTCTTTCTTGATTGGGAACAGATATTCCACAGCGTATGACAAGGCATCCGCTACGTGATCAAACCCTGAATCTTTGTCAGGTACATTAGTTCCTTCTTTGTATACCAAACGTTCAAGGCTTTTAATAACCTCTTTACATTTTGGATCCACAAATAGTGTTCTCGTTCCGTTTGCTGATTTTAGTTTAGCGTTAGTTGAATTGATTCTATCTCTTATGGCAGGGTGGGCATTTCTCATCTTAACATCAAATCCAGCATTTTGTAATATACTTAAATCTGTGCGTCCACCCGCTGATGTCTTCCTGGCTTTACAACTTGGGTCAGGAAAAATAGTTACACGTGAATTAGGATATCTATTTTTTATTTCCATTACAACATCATCTGTTGAACTACCACGCATTTTGATTTCATCTATAAAATACATATCTGTGGCATTTGGCATCACAAAGATAGCACTTGCCATATTATCAACATTGAAATCTTGTCCCACGAAAAT